CCGGGGCGGGGAACCTTCAGCGGCGGCGGCGGCTTCCACCCCTTCTTGGCGTGCGGCATGACAGCACGCCAAGAGGTTTGGTCGAGCACCTCGATCAGCCCCGCGAGCAGATGGTCAGTCGTTGACCACTCCGCTTCCGGGGTTGACGCGCGAACCGTCACCGAGTCCCGAGGCAACCCGGCGACGAGAACCCGGATACGTCGGAGCCCCATGGTGCGCAGGTCCAGGCCGATGCGCATGGCGTCGGCCTCGACAGTCTCCCAATGCTCTAGGAGGAATCCGCCGAGGCCTCCGATTCCCCCAGCGACCCGAAGCCGTACATCTCTGACACGTCCTGCATCAGATCCATGACATCTTGAAACGACGGCGACTGGCTGAAAAACGCGTCAGCCTTATCCCCGAGCAGCGCTATCACGGCACCGCGTACGTTGCTCTCGGCCGCCTGGAAGGCGAACTCGGCCGGCAGCTCGTCGGGCAGCTTCAGCTTCTCCTTGCCGATGAGGATGACGGCAGGCTCGTCCTGATCCTTCTCACGCTTGGCCGCCCGAGCCTTGCGCTTCTGGTTTAGGTCGATGGTCTTCATCAGGCGAACGCGGCGTCGTTGGTGATGAAGTGCCACGGCTTCGCACCGGAGACGCCCATGATCGACGTGGTGAGCTCGAGCGTGGCCGGATCGGTGCGCTGCACGTTGAACGACGGCAGGTCGGTGACCATGACACGGGCGATGTGCCACCGGTACTTGCGGGTGCCGTCGGTCCACTCGATGGCGAGGGCCCGTTCGTCGATGGTCTCGGGTTCGGGCGGCTCGTACTTGGAGACGCCGGTCGTGGTGACGACGGTGCCGCCGCCGAGGGCGAGGGGGATGGTCGTCTTCGACCACTCGAGGAGCGGCAGGCCGATGTCGAGACCACGGGACGTCACGACACGGCGGACGGGATAGAAGTCCTGCCAGGCCATGATCTCGTTGACGTCCATCGACGGCTCGAAGCTGACACCGTCCTCACCCATGTAGCCGAGGTCGAGCCAGGCGGCGGCGTAAACAGCGGTGAGGTCGGCGGGGACGGCGGTGCCGACTGGGGCGGCGCGGACGGTGCCATTGGAACCGACCAGGATGTTGCTGGGGTTGGGCATGATGTACGCGCCTCCTTGACGCGGTGAGACCCGCCGGTCAGGCGGGTCTCAGAAATGGGATGAGGGATGTAGGTGGGCGGGTGTCAGCGCTTGGTGGCGGCTTCGGCCGGGTCGGTGTCGACCGCTCGGGCGTCGCTGGCCGTCGACGGGACGGCGACACCAGCACGGATGAGGGACCGGGCCTCGTCCTCGGAGACGCGCACCTTGTCGCCGGGGCTCTTGCCGTTGTGAGGGTGGGAGAGGGTCAGTTCGACCTTGGGCATGTTGGGTGCCTTTCGTGTGGGCGCGACGAACGGCACCCGAAGGTTTGGGGTGATTGCCCGAGGCCCTCGGGCGGGGGTCGGCCCCCTCAGGGGCGGCGAACTAGTCGTCGTCTGTTGCCGAGATCCCAGGGCTGTCGGTGGAGAAGGACTCGGTCGGGATTGTCAGATTGACGGTCGTGACCCGATCCCAGCCGCCGGTGGAAGTGACAGAATCGTCGCCGTCGACGAACCAGGGGAACTCGGCCCCATCGACGTAGATGCGGCCGTCGCGGATCTCGATCGACTTGGCGAGCGTTGGCATGGGGCTCCTTAGGCTGGGCGAACGCTCACGTTGCCTAGGACGATCGAGCGCGGTTGGGGGGCGCCACCGGAGAGCGTCACCGACGGGTCCGGCATCGGAGCGGAGTGCCAGCCAAGGTCGGAAACCAGGACAGCCTCGACGGTGACGTACTGGTGCAGTGCCAGCATCAGCTCCTTGACCACCACACCGAGGGCGTCGGCGGAATGCTGGTCGGTGTGCCAGCAGTCGAGCTGCATGTGCGCATGCGACCACCGCCGCCCCGTCCTGCTGGTGATCTCGGTGAGACGGATACCGGGGAACGGGGACGGCATCCGAGGAAGCACCCGGGTACCGACCTGGCTGGTGATCTCCGTGCGGGACAACAGGAACCCTCTCAGCACCACCCACGGCACCGGGGACACCTGCACCGGATCGACCATCGTCATCCGCCGGACAGCTTCCCGCCGACGGCTTCAGCGGCCCTTCGAAGCACAGCCTGCGGCTCGGTGTCCGAGGTGCCGAACTCGATGGACAGGGCACCCGGATCGTCGGAGAACAGGCGGGTGCCGTCGACGTCGATGGACGCACCGAACGCACCGGCGTCCGCCGTCGCCTGGGCCAGAGACTGGGCGACCGGCTTAGCCCGTTGGGCGTAGCCCTCCAGCACCTTGCGAACCCCAGGGTCGTTCTTCAGGTCGTTCTCGGTGAACCAGTTGAGAAGCTTCGGCATCAGGCCCCCTGAGCGGAACGGGTGACACGGATGACGACCCCGGCGGTGAGCCATTCGGCCGGCTTGCCGTCGACGGCGTACACATCGCCCCTCACCCGCACCTGCGCGGCTGAGGTGACAACGGTGCCGACCGGTGCGTAGACGGTGAAGTCAGCGGTCACCGACGACTGCCGGGCAAGGAGCTCCTCCGAATCGCCTGGGGCGACGAGACAGACCACAGGGGTCTCCGTCGCCACACCGGGAGTCAGCTGGCCGTAGGCGTCCTCGGTCGATGCGCCCGGGTAGATGATGGTGACCGTCTCGGTGGCGGGGTGTTCCACCCCGTCACACCTCCCACAGCGGGAACCCGGCGATGTCCGCACCGCACGAGCAGTACATGGCCCCGAAGTTCAGAGCGCACGCCTCGGCGTGCACCACCGACGCCGACACGGTGTCAATCGAGAACACCCCGGAGACTTCGCCGGTGCAAAGCCGCTTGAGCTTGTCGATCTCCCCGTCGGTGAACATCCCATCTCGACGCACGCGGGTATCGAGAGTCTGCCCAAACGGGCCGGTGGTCTTCTGCGAGAACGCACCGGACCCGGAATCGTTCCACCGGAGGATCGCCCCCCGGATGATCGCCTTCGCCGCCGCTACGTACCCGAAATCAGCGGCGAGGATGCACGGGGCGTCCAGGGTCGCCATCGCCATCGCGTCGTCGATCATCTCTTGAGCCCTCGTCGCCTCGATGGTGGCGAAAGGTGCGAGGTCGGCGAGGGTGATGGACACGGCAGGCACCTAGACGCCTCCCTACTTCTTGGCGGCCGGCTTGGATGCGGCCTTGCCCTTGGCCTCGGGCTCCCAGCCGGCACCCATCTCTTTGTCGTCGCGGACATCCACGACGACCCCGGTGGCGGTGTTGGTGTATCGAGCCATGACGGCTCCTTTCGTGTCGAAGAAGGGGCGGCCCCGGCGGTGGGGTCGCCCCTTCACCTACGGGGATCACACGTTTGCTATGGCATCTTTCACTGTGGAAAACGCGTCGAGATCCATGACCGCCCAGCCGAAAACGGTCTCCAGGCGCAAGGCGATCTGGTTGTTGCGCTTGAGGTCGCCCTGGCCGTCGGGGTCACCGAAGCGGATCAGCTCGACCGGGACCTGCTTCTGGACACCCCAGCGGAGCATGTCCCACTGGCCAACGATGGCCTTCACCTTGGTATCTGCCGCCTCGGGAACCGCCGACACCGTCGACGACGACGTGGACCGCAGCCCCTCGAACGAGGAGACGTCGGTACCGAACCCGAGCTCCGGGTACTTCTTGCGCCCATCCGCGTACCGGGACGTGGCAACCGTCCACGAGTACGTGGGGTCGAAGGCGATCCCGTTCGGGACGTAGCCGTCGGAGATGACCAGCCCGGCCGCGGTCTCGATGACGGTGTCCGGGGTGGTCAGAGTGGCGGTGGTGATCTCCACGCTGTTGGGCGTGGTAGCGATCCGGTCACCGACGACGATCGACGCGATAGCGGTACCGGTCCGCGGATTGATCCCGTGAAACGCCCCCAGATCGAGGGCCCGGGCCAGGGCAACACCACCGGCGTCGGCGAGGGTGCGGAGGATGCCGAGCTGCGCCTGCTCGTCGTACCACTGCACCTCCTCGTTGAACCGCATCGTGACCTGCGCCTTGTGAGGGGCGGCAGTCTTCGTCCCGAAGGCAGTGTCGGAGAAGGTCTTCGCGGCGCCCTCCCCGACGTACTCGGCGCGAGGCGGGGTGGTGAAGGTCATGTAGCTGACCTCGCCGAACTGCATGGGCTCCTGGCCCGACAGCACGGCGATAGCGGACCCGGTCACGGCCTTCGAGAACATGCCATCAGCGATGGTCTTGGGCAGGGTGATGTTGGTGGTTGCAAGAACGGCCATGGCCGATCCTCCTTAGGGTTTGTCAGCCACCGAATAACGCGGACACGACTTCGCGCTCGTCGCCTCCGGTGGCAGAGGTGGGGGTCGCCCCTTCGCGGGGCACGTGGTTGCCGCCCTTGCGGGCCTCCTTGGCCCTACCGAGCAGGCGGTTGGCCTGCTTCAGGAGGGTCTCGGGGTCCTGGGCGTTGAGGAACAGTTCGGCGTCTTCGTCGCTGATCTCGTGGAGGTCAACGAGGTGGCTGCGCAGGGCGTCGGAGACCTTGGCCGGGACCGCAGCAACCTCGGCCTCAGCCTTGGTGATGCGATCGGCGGCCTTCTCGGCTTCCGTCTTCTGCGACTCCTCGAGGACGCCAAGGCGCTTGGCGGCGTCGGCGTTGTCCTTGGCCCGCTTCTCCTGCTCCCGTGCCTTCTGCTTCCAGAAGTCGACCGTGTCGGTCGGCTTCTGCTGTTGCTCGGGAGGGTTCTCGGGTGCGGCCGGCTCGCCTGTTGCGGGCGCGACGGTGGACTGCTCACTCATTGGTGTTCCCCGTTTCGGGTTCGGCTCGCCCGTTCCGGGCGAGGAGGTCTTGTCAGACAAAGACGGGCGCTGCGACGCAGCTGCATCCGTCGTGGGATGCGAAGTCGGGGCCGGTGCTTTCGCCTGCCATCGACTCACACCACGGGCACCCACCGGAGGTGACACGCACCCAACCGGGGGACCGGCGATCCTCGGTGGATGCCTGGGTGATGGTCTGACGGTCAGCGTCGGCGATGACCCGCTGCAGACCGCCGGAGGTCTTGCTGTAGGCGGTGAGCTTGTCGGGGACCGCCGCGAACAGGGGGCCGACACCCCATCGGGCGAGGATCTCGGCCCGACCCTCGTCGGGGAGCTCGCCCGGGGCCGCCCGGTACCGACCTCGAGCGCCCTCAGCGTCCCTCAGGTCGTCGTACCAGTCGGCGGCAAGGGTAGCCGCCGCGGAGCCGTAGACGGCGATCAGGCGGGGCAGGACGACCAGCAGGGCGTCGCGGGCGGTCTCGGGGTCGTCGTGACGGTCGAACACGATGCGCAGGTCGGACTTCGCCAGACGAACCAGCTCGTCGAGGTCCCGGCGGTGCGCTCTAGCTTGCGTCGGGGTCGTCATCGGTCACCAGCGGCTCCTGACGCTCCGCAGCGGCGGCGATGGCCCGGAGGGCGTCGGAGCCGGAAAGCCGACGCTTCTCTGCGAGGGCACGGCGGATCTGCTGCTCGTCCAGGCCGAGGAGCTCCAACCCGATCTCTGTGTCAGCCAGCCACGGAACGGCGGAGAGCTGCTTGGTCCCAGCATCCGCGGCGGCGGCCCGGGACAGGTAGATCGGACTGCGCCATTTCGGGGCGATCGTCGCCCACTCGTCGGGGACCCCATCCTCGCCGTTCGCGATCGCGAGCGCCGTGGTGAGGGTGCGGCGCAGCGCCGGCCCCCAGTCGTCGGTGGCACCCTCGGCCTCGGCGATCAGATCCTCACGGGACGCAATGTAGGAGTCGGCCGACGTCGGGTTGGTCATGTCCGACACGCCCAACGAAGTGAGCGGGATGCTGGTTTCGCCGGAGAACAACTGTGCCTGCTGCTTCAGCTGGGCGATGTGCGGGCCCGGGTCCGACGCCGTGAACTGCTTGATCTCAGCCCGGGGGTTGGTGGCATCCTCGTCGTCGGGGATGCCCTTGATGCGGCCGAGCATCACCTGCCACGCGGCCTTCTGGGTCCCGTCGGCGTTCTTGAAGATCGCCTCATCCGCGCCCAGCATCCACATCTCGGGAAACGAGTAGACGTCCGCGTGACCCTCCATACGGATCACGGTGCGCAACGCCTGGTCATGGAGCGACATGACGGTGCGCGAGATGCGGGGCAGACCAAACGGGCGGCCGGGACGAGGCCGGTAAACGAGCGGCTCCGCCGGCACGCCCCACGGATGCTCCTGCCGGTCGACAACCGCCCAACCCCCGGTCTTGGTGGCGGTGACCGTCTCCCCGTCGAGGTACAGGACCAGCGCCGTCGGATGGCCTTCGTCGTTGCGGTCGGTGACGGACAGGAGGGCGTCGAGGCGGCGGAGCCGCGGGTTCCACAGGCCCGTGGCGTTCATGGCGTCCTTGACGTGGACCAGCGCCTCCGGCTCGCCCTCACCGCCCTTGGTGACGACGAGGAACGAGACGCCGTGAATCAGCGACGACACGATCCCGCCGGACACCTCAGTGCCGAGATTGTTGGGCTCGACCACCTGTCGAAGTCCGAGGCCCTCGAGGTCCCCGTCGGGCCACACGAACCCGTTGAGGTTGCATCGGCGAGCGAGCGTGTCGACCGCCTTCGCCGACCAGCCGAGCACGAGGCCAAGTCGGTAGTACTGCGGGGGGATGACCGTGCCGACCTGGCGGATGGCGCGCCTGCCGTCGTAGTAGCTGGCCCGGAGAAGGTTTCTCGGCGTCTTGGCGTTGAGCTGGCCGGTCAGCACGGTGAGGGTGGCCTGCTCGGCGTCATCGAGGCCGGGGACGGTGATCGTCTCTCTCACAACACCACCGCCCTGCGAGTCTTGGCTTCGCCGCTGCTCTTGCGAGAGGACCGGAGGGCGTACAAGGCCAGGGACACGCCTCGTAACGGAGCAACATCAGAGACGTGATCCTGCGCCCGGAACGTGAACGCATCGCCGTGGCGACGCTCGCGGGCCATCGGCCACCGACCGGTCGAGCAACTGCCCGCCACCATGAGACAAGGCGCCGTCTCGGGTGGCGTCCACGAACATGCCAGCGGCTCGAGCAACGTCCTTGCTCGTCAGCGTCGTGACCTTGAGTCCTCGGGTGCGATCAATGTCGGGCAGCAAGGAGGCAGCCGGGTCGTTGCCGTCCATGACGATGTCGACGGGCCGGTGCTCCCGCTTCAAGCGCAGCAGCTCCTCCACCACCCACCCCGGCCCGGGTGAACGCGGGGCCAAAACCTGCACATGAAATCGGCCGTCACTTCGCTCGCCGGCCAGATGGATGCGGAACCACTCACGATCCGGCGACCCCGCGATCGCCATGGCGATCCTCTTGGGCCGCTCGATTGGAACATCTCGGAGGGTCGCCCATCCGGCGAGGTCGAACAAGGCGTCATCGGACTCGTCCTTCGACACCCACTGATTCAAGTAAGCCCGGCGAAAGTCGCCACGGTCACGTTGCACCAGCTCGCCAGCCACAGCCTCTTCGGTGACCGTGTGGCCCAGGGCGGGCATGCACGACCACCAGGTCGCCGGGTCCTCCGGGTCGGCATCTTCGTCGGCCGACCACTCAAAAAAGGCGACCCTCTCCCGCATCCCCAGCTCGACCACCTCACGGCCGGCCCGCACCTTGTCGAGCAGATACGGCGACCCGTCCAACCACCCGGCGGTCGACACAATCCCGAGCTGCTTGTTGGGCCGGGTGATCATGGACGGGGAGAACGCCCCCTCCAATCGGCCATCCGGCTGGGCAAACGCCTCATCGATGTACGCCTCATCGATCGTCGGGCCGTGGCCCGCCTTCTCGGTGCCGGCCTCGATGCCCCACTCGGACCCGTTCGGGAACCGCATGTGCTCGTTGCCGTTGCCGAGGCGCACGTCGACGAGCCGGCCCCAAGTCCGCGACCCCTGGACCTGCCAGGCGTAATCCTTCTCCCACTTGTTGCGGGCGTGCTTCCGGGTCTGCGCGGTGTAGACCACCGACTGTCGGTCACCGAAGAACCCCGAGGCCGTGCATCGGTGCATGGCCTTCGCCATGATCAGCGTCGACTTCCCCGACTGGCGGGGCACCGTCAACCGCCACTCCGTGTAGGCCAGCCGACCCGTGTCCGGGTCCACCTCCATGATCACGTCGGCCACGTACTGCTGCCACGGCATCAGAGGCTTGCCCAGCCGGCGGGCCACCTCACCCACAGCCGGGCCGAGGGTCGGGCGGTCAGGAGTCCTCGGGGTCCCGAACCTTGGCGGACAGGACAGGAGTTGAAAGGGCAGCGTCGAGGTCGTCATCCTCACCGTCCCTCATCGATGCCAACTCGGCGAGCGTCGCCCGCAGCTCTTTCGCCAACGGCGCCGCCGACCTGTCGTCGTCGCACATATCGAGCCGACGGGCCAGCATCAGCGCCACGGCGGTCAGAGCCTCGCCCATCGGGTGCCCAGACACCATCGCCGCAATATCGGCCCTGACCTGCGCTTCGATCTCGTCAGCCATGCCTCAGAACTCCGGGGAGGGTTTTCGGTCGTAGGCGGCCTGGATCCGAGGCGTAGGGGGACGGGTCGGGTCCCCAGGGGGTCAGC